ACAACTTTCTTTCTTTTCTGGACGCAACACCGATACGAGATAGAGTTTCTCTTACTTTTAGAAAGTCATCTGGTTCTCTCAAAACAACTTCTAACATCTGGTCTTGTGACCAACTAATACTATTTTCCATGTCTTCCACCTTTATTCAATTTCTTTTTTATATACTTTAATTGTTCATTACTTAGTATGGTGAGAGCAGACTTAGCCTTTTCATTACTGTATCCATAATACTCTTTCACATACTCAATATCATTTACTTTCTTGGACTTGAGCCAAGGAGTAAATCTATTCATTCTCCTTAAACTATTTATCAAAAAGTCAAACTGTAACTTGTTATCCAAGTGTGGTCTGCGATTAACTTCATTAACAAATAGACAGGTTTGTTTATCAAATGGTGCAAGACATTTGTTTATGATATAGCCTGGATATTTCTTTTCCCAAACTTCATCTTCGGTATCCATCAGTTTTTCTTTAGACTGATTGATTGCTTTGAGGTATTGTTTCAATTCGTACATTATCTAAATCCTTAGTTTTAAATACAACACAAGTTCTTAATTTATAGCACTGTCTTGATATAGTTTGTGCTTGGTGTAAATAACTTGCGTTGAACATAATCGACCTATTACCTTTGTAATCGATTAACTCATTTCCAATAATTGTTCCACCACCAAAATGTCTTTGCCAGTCCATTCTAGGATAGTAGATGATTGTAAAGTCACCGTCATCAACGTGTGCGTGTGGTTCTATTCCATGCGTGTGTGCGTTGAGATACATTCTTTCCATTTGTAACTTTATCTTTGACTTGCGTTGCACTGCGTCCCAAATCAATAGTAAAGTTTCATAACCATTCTCTTTACATTCCTCTGGAGTGTGACCACAGAATATATGCCAGTGTTTGTTTACACCACTGTCAACAGAGCTATAATCATACTTCCAAGATAGATTACGAATCGTCATATCTATCAATTCTGCATTGTGTTGTTCTAATGTATCGTCAAAGATATCTATCATTTGAATTTAACTGCCCCCATCAGTTCGGTCATACACGCCAACATATTTATTTCTTGGTCAGCAACGAAGGCTGACTTGTAAGAATAGTCCCCAATGATAATAACAGCATGAGGGATAGTAGAACCATCAAGATAGTCGTAAAGAGAATCATAAACAAGACGAAACATACGATTTGGGTCATTGTCCAAATTATTGACAATCCATTTACGAACAGTTGTAAACTCGTTGTTTTTAAGTGCGTCCATAAGTTCATTGATATTCACCTCTGATAAATTAACAAGTATTCCAGAATCTATTTGTCCAGATGCAGAATACTTTTGCAGTTCGTTGAGAGTTCTTCGCCAGTCTGGAAAGTATTTAGTGATTAACTCAACTACAACCTTCTCATCATACTTGATAGATTCTTCATCTAGTATACCTTTAACTCTTTTAAAAAACGCATTTGCAAGTTGTGGTTTTTCTTTATTTGTTATCTTAAAATCAACACCACTGCATCTTGAATGCAAAGGTTCAATCAATCTGTTCTTGTAATTACAAGTCAGAATAAATCCACAGTTCTTATGAAACTCTTCCATAAAACCACGAAGTGCAGGCTGTGTTGATTGTGGATTAAGATAATCAGACTCATCAAGGATTAAATACTTACGACCACCCTCAAGAGAACTTGTTGATGCAAAGTTTTTAATCTTTGTTCGAAGAACATCAATACCAGATTCTTCAGAACCATTTATCATCATTGATGTTGCACCTATTTCATTTATCATAGCTTTTGCAACTGTAGTTTTACCTACACCAGCACCACCAGATAAAATCATATTAGGTAATGTCTTCTGTTTAACAAACTCTTTAAAAGTCTGTTTCAGATTAGTTGGAAGAATGCACTCATCAACATTCGTTGGACGGTACTTCTCCACCCAGAGAAACTTTTCCATATTACACTCCTACGCAGAATAACTTGATTCTGGTTCTAGTGCAATCCAGTATTGTGTTTTCCCATTCTTAAAATGACTGATATTTTTTGAGGATACAGTTACATCATAAGAGCCTGGTATCAGTTTTAGATTTTCTGTCTTAAAATAAAACTTGTAAGTTCCATCACCTTTTGCATCAACATTTGTTGAGTAACAATTACCACTGTCGTTCTTCTTATCTCTTACAGTAAGTTTATTGTTTTCCAAAAGTAAGTCTGGAGCTCCAATCATACCAGCTGACTTTGATAACTTTGATAACATTGCGTCAGTCAAAGTGAAACTTATTTCCTCACTAGGCATTGTGATATCTTTACTTGGTGTTGTTACAACACTTGGGTCACTATACATATATTCTAACGAATCACCGTTACCATCATTCTCTTCTGTGATTGTAACACTTGTATCGTTAAATGTAAGTATAGGATTTTTAAATAAAGATAAACAACCTAGAAACTCATTCAAGTCATAGATTGCAACTTGTTTAGGAAATGTTTCTTCTACTGTAGCCTTTGCAACGATATTCTTCATTGCAGACATTGTTTTAATTTCATTACCTTCTTGTATTACTAGGTTCTGATTTATAGATGCAAAATTCTTTAGAACTTGCACTGTATTTGTACTTAACTTCATTCACTCTCTCCATTATTTAAATGTAATGCGATTATACCATAATGTATAACCTTCAATAAGTCTGCTCTATTTTTACCGTTCTTCTTTCCATATCGTTGAGCATACTTCAAAATATTTCCGATACAGAAACCTTCTCCATGCCCAGAGTCTATAATAAACTCTGTTGCTTGAAACTTGTTCTTATTATAATGACCTTCATACGTTTTGTCAATGTGTTTCTTTATTTCTTTTATAATCTTATCTTCACCAAATTTATACATAATATTATCTTTCTGCAAATTGTTTTGTTACCTCTGGTGAATCGTGTATGTTAAAGTTTGCAGATAAAGTTCTTCTCTCACCTTCACCTTTAAAAGGCCATACCATATGATTCAACCAACAAGGAAACATTAAGAGTTTACCCTCAACAGGTCTAACAACGTGTTGTGTTTGTTCTCTTAGTTGATAGATATCTTTCATTGTGTTTGCACCCCATTGAAACTGTGTCCAACCATCAATGACACCAGATGCGTGGTTTAAGTTTGGAACTTCTACCTCTGGTTTATTTTTGATAGAGTCTGGAACTTTCAGATATAGAATACAAGATAAACCAGATTGAGTTCTAACGCCGTGGTCGTGCATTGGATTATAATCACCCTCATAGCTGTGTACAGTCCAACATTCAAAACATTCTACTGAAGACATTCGATTGTATGGTTTTTGCACAAATGATTTACCCAAGTTCTCAAGAACTTTTTTAAACTGTTCTCCAGTTTCGTGACCTTTTAATGGGAAGTCAAGCTGTGCAGACTTTTCACTTTTTAATTGTCCAACAAGTTTGTCAGAGTAATCTTTATTGTTTGGTATGACTACATCATCAATATACTGATTAATCTCTTGTACAAACACTGGTGGGAATTGGACTTCTAACCATTTAACAGCAGGCATAGTTTTTAGTTTTATACTTGCTTCAAAATCTTTGTTTGTTAAATCGGTTCTTGCCTTTCGCACAGTTTGTCTTCCCATTGCATAAGGTTGTTCTTTGGTAGATGTTTGTTTTCTATCATCTAACTGTTTTGATAAATCACTCAATCCCATCTATAATATCCTTATGAATATAAGCTGGGTCAGTTACACTATAAGGGTCAGTTGGACAATCGTCCATCTTTCCATCTTCTACCCACATCTTTTTTACTACGCAGTCTTCAATTAGAGCTGCATATCTCCAAGAACGATATCCAAAGTCCTCTGGGTCTTTTCTTACTAACATACCCATTCCTCTGGTAAATCTACCAGAACCGTCTGGTATCACTTTTACATTTTCTAACTTCTGGTCTTTTGCCCACGCATTCATTACAAATGCATCATTCACCGACATACAATAAATCTCATCAATACCAGATAAAGAAAAATCTGCATACATCTTTTCAAAGTTTGGTAATTGATATGTTGAACAAGTTGGTGTAAAGGCTCCAGGCAGTGAAAATAATATTACTGACTTACCTTTAAAGTAATCATTAGTTGTTACATCTTTCCAACCAAAGTTTCCTTCTTCGTCTTTTACTCTAGTCTTAAATGTAATGTCTGGGATTTTATTTCCTATCATAACTATTCCTCTCTAGTTTTTCTATAGTGGTCACCTGTCAATCTTTCTGTAGGTGTCACGTTCATATTACAAGAGAATGTTCTTCTTTCTCCATCTCCAAAAAACGGCATAACGCCGTGTCGTAACCAAGCTGGGAACATTAACATTGTTCCAACTTCTGGTTTCACATATTCTTCTGTGATAGGTCTTAGTATGTTTATATCTCTCATACCATTTACACCCCAAGTCAAATAAGTAAATCCATCTATCGCACCAGAAGATTCATTTAGTCCTTCAAAGTGTTCTGCTGGATTACCTAACTTTTCAATCTGTGGTGGAACTTTCAAGTATAGAATACAAGATAGGCCCATAGGTGTTTTAGTGCCGTGGTCGTGGACAGGATTGTAATCACCTTCATAACTGTGTACAGTCCACATAGATTGCATTTCAATCTCAGACCTAATACCTACAACTCTGTCAATATATTCACTACCCATTCTTGTAATCACATCACTGAACTGTTTACCTACACCATCATCATTGTGTGGGAAGTGTAACTGAGCTGACCTTTTATCGTGACTAATCTGTCCTACTAAACCTTTTGAGTAATCTTTGTTAGCAGGTATAATCACATTATCAATATGGTCATTGATTTCAGTTATCACATCTTCTGGGAATTGTATTCTCATAATATTCACTGCAAGTTTAGGACGCATTGCAATTTGTAATCCACTTGGATTAGCACCAGTGTCTTGAACATCTCCACTTGGTTGAGGTGGATTAGGTTGATGTTGTAAAGGTGGATTATCTGTTTTCTCTTTATCTGCGTGAGGGTTTACATACTCTGGGTGAAATGCATTTGACTTTGGTAGTTCACTAAGTTTACCCTCTTTTTCAAGTTTATCATATTCTTGTTGGTCGTGTTGCGTTTTCATTTTCCTT